TAGAGATATTCAACAACCAAGTTATTAAGCCTTATCAAAGAATTATCGAGCGTGTTTTCACTCCAATTTTAGGAGAGATTAATATCGAAATGAACTCGCCTTTTGACGCAGAAGTTGTAGTTGTTGAACCAACGGTGCAAACTGCTGAATTAAAAAAAAAAGTAGTTGCGGAGAAGAAAGATGCTCATGTTAATATAAGCAAAGAAGAAGGCGAAGCGTGGTTAAACCACCTACGCGAAAAAGCTGAGTATGTTAACGAAGAAGAATGGGAGTTGATTTCCGACGAAGAAGTAACAGCACCACACGACGAAGAAAAATATCGTACTGAATTTATGAGTGTTCGCGGTTATTCAAACCCCGACAAAAAAGATAAACTCGATACTGGACTTTATAAAGTTCGTTATTATTATTCACGAAACTTTACATACAAAGATGGAGAAATTGTAACGCGAGATTTCTGTCAAGAAATGGTTGCACTTTCTAAAATGGGTGCATTATTCCGTTACGAAGACATTATTCAAATGGGCAACGACGGAGTAAATAGTGAGTTTGCAGCGAGCGGGTCAAGCACACTAAATATATGGATTTACAAAGGGGGGGTCTATTGCCGCCACGCGTGGTTCAGAAAAGTATTTGTACGCAAAAGAGAGGGTGGTCGCTTCCTTCCAAACGACGGATTGAATAACGACAAAGTTGTAACAGGTGCTGTTGCAAACGAACTATTTCCAAAAGGCGAAGAAGCGGTACGTCCTAACGATATGCCTAACAGAGCATCACTAAAATATAAATAAAAACTACAATGGCACTACAACCCGAAGTTCTTTTAATAGACGAAAACTACATCAAGAAATATACTTGGATTAACGGAAGCGTTGACCCTTTGCTTATGTACCCTGCTATCTATTTGTCACAAGACAAGTATGCACAGTTGTATCTTGGAACTGACCTTTACAATAAGATTAAAGAAGACGTTGTAAACGACGATATTGAAGGCGCATACGCAACCCTTCTTGACAATTACTTGCGTAGAATGGTTATGTGGTGGACGATGTACGAAGTATTGCCGCATTTATACGTTAAAACGGATAACGGAAGTTTAGTAATTCGCACAAGCGAGGACACAACACCAATTAGTCAAACGGACTTACAAAACTATCGCGATCAAGCGCGTTCACAAGCGATGTTTTACACTCAAAGAATGGTTGACTATTTATGTTTCAATCAATCGGACTTTCCAGAGTACACGACGAACACAACGCAGCAAATATGGTCGCAGACAAATGTTTATCCTTCGAACGCTTTCGAGATTAGCGACGGACGCGATAGACTTCCATACGAATACAGAAGACGTGGTTTAGGTTGGTTGAGATAACTAAAACAAAAACTGAATGGCAACAAGGGGACGCAAGAAGAATTTAACTATGCAGAAAATCTACGAAGAAAAATTTCGTAAGTATTTAGCAAAGAAAGAAAAACAAATTAACAAGCTGAAAAATGAAAGTTAACGAGGAAGGTTACGCGCTATTGAAGAAGTTCGAAGGTTGTCGTTTGAAAGCTTATTTGTGTCCTGCTAACGTGTGGACGATAGGTTATGGAAACACCTTTTACGAAGACGGAACGAAGGTGAAAGAAGGCGACGTAATCACACAGGCAAGAGCGGATCAATTAGCAAAAAACGTTATAGATAAATTCGCAGTTTCTGTTCGAGCATTGATAACTCAAACGCTCAACGAAAACCAATTCAGCGCGTGTGTTTCACTTGCGTACAACATCGGAACAGGTGGCTTTAAAAAGTCGTCTGTATTAAGAAAGGTAAACGCTACCCCAACAGACCCAACGATAGCAGATTCTTTTCGTTTATGGAACAAAGGTGGCGGAGTAATTCTTAAAGGGTTGGTTCGTCGTCGCGAAGCTGAAATTGCATTATATTTTAAGCCATGAACACCGAACACGAAATAACTTTGATACACGAACAACTTCAAGATATGGACAAGAAGATTGACCGTATATACAATGTTTTAATCGGTGACGACGAAATGAAAATTGAAGGTCTTGTAAGCAAGGTTCAGAAGCACGACAAGTATATTCAAAACCAACGTTTACAAGTCGCTCGTTTGGGTGGCATAGCGACAGCAGCAGGTGTGGTAGGTGGGTTAATTGTTCAATTCATATTAAAGTTTTTATGAATCAATGGCTCAAGTCTTTGTTAAGTTCGTGTTCAAAAGTTTCAAGTAAGCGAGTAATTGCTATATTTGTTGTACTTAACTTAATCGTTTTGAGTTACGTTGCTACATTTACATACTACGTTTGCCCAATTGCGATGTTTGACACGCTCGCGCTTTTAACAGGTGGTTTATTTACAGGAACGGTACTTGAACGATTTACAAAAACAAAGAATGGCACGACATCAAAGCGAAGCGCGGAAAATAGCAGCGGAGATTTGTAGTAAATTTCCCCAAGCTCCTTCACATTCATTAGCTGAAAAACTATTTACTGAATATCCAGAAGCGTTTGATTCAGCCGAACACGCTCGCAATTACGTTCGTATAGTTCGAGGTAAGCATGGTTTTAAAAATCGTAAACATAACACCCAAAAAGAATTGATAGATACAGCACCTCGACCTTCTAACCCATACGCACTTCCTAAATCTTATTCGAAGAAACGTCGCCACGTTGAATTGAAGGGGAACAAGTTCTTAATTCTTTCAGATGTTCACCTTCCTTACCAAGATAACGAAGCGTTGGAGTGCGCTATTACCGAAGGGTTAAAACAAGGTTGCGACGCAATCATTTTAAATGGCGATGCGTTAGACTGTCATATGATTAGCGATTTTGTTAAAGATCCACGAAAGAGAAAATTCAAAGACGAACTATATTCAATTCGTCAATTCCTTGCGTCGTTAAGACATACCTTTCCAACGGCTCACATATATTACAAAGAAGGCAACCACGAAGAACGCTACTGGCGTTATATGCGCATTAAAGCACCCGAACTATTCGACATTGACGCGTTCGACTTTCCAACGCTAACGCATTGCGACAAGCACGACGTTAAATGGATTGACGGAAAGAGCAAGTTAAACATAGGTAAACTTTCAATCTTTCACGGTCACGAGTTCGGTAAACAATTCTTGCCTTCTGTGAATGTGGCGCGTGGGTTGTTTATGAAGACTAAGGTGAGCGCATTGTGTGGACACCACCACCAAACCGCAGAACACAACGAACGCGACGCTAACGGAAAGTTTATAACCTGTTGGGGTGTTGGTTGCTTATCTGAATTAAGTCCCGACTACAACCCTTATTCAAAGTACAATCACGGATTTGCAATAGTCGACAAAGGCGCGAATGGTTCATTCAGCGTTCACAATTACCGCATACACGAAGGAAAAATACTATGAGAAAGAATATACTCGCAGCATTACTGTTATTTATTGGAACGTCGTTTCTTTGGTTGGTGCTTTGTTGGAATTGGTGGGGTTGTACGGATAAAAAGAACGTACAAGAAAACGTACAAAAGCAAGATAGCATTATTAACTACAACGCTGGCGAATACGACCGATTACTTCAAGAACAAATAGAACTTTATAAAGAACTCCGAACTTATGAAGACGATCAATCTAAAGCCAAGACCACCTATAAAAGAACTCGTGATATTGTTTTTATTAGAGATACTATTACTCGCGTGGATGTCGTCCATTTGGTGAACAGTTGCGACAGCGTTATAGCTTCCGATTCACTTGTAATTAACAACCTCAAAGAACAAATAAACATCGAAGGTGAAAAGGTAAACAACTTACAAGAAGTAGTCGTTGCTTATGAACAGAAGACGGACGTATTAACCGAAGAAATAAACACTCTAACTGCTGAAAAGAAAAAGTTGGAGAAACAAAAAAAGCGCAGAAACCACGCTTTAATTGTTACAACGTCTATCGCTGCTCTTTCTACTTTTGTTCTTTCAGTTTTACTTTAGATTCTGGAACGTAGAACTTCAAAGAAAATTGAATTGCTTCACTTAAAAAAGTGTTGCGACTATTCTCACCTCTCTTTTCGTCTATCTCGTTCCAAAGGTCTTTGTGTAAGTACACACAGATTCCTTTTTTGGTTTTACTTTCTGGCATCTATTTCTGATTTTATTTTGTTAATCAATTCGTCGTATTGTTTCAAAGTCATAATGCGTTTACCTGTTGTTGGTATTCCCATTCTTGGGTTTTCGGGGTCTTTTCCCCAACCGCGAACGTATAAACAATCATTATATTCGTATAGATTTTCCATATCAATTTTCAAGGAAACCAAATGGTCATAAACAGCATCTTCAATTTGACGAAATCTGTCCATTTGATTAAATGCTTCTTTTAGTTTCACTTGGTCTTCTTCAGTTAGATAACGCATCTTCTTCAATTTTAAGTTTCTTCAAATAAAGGGCAAGGTCTAACGCTTCCTCGTATGCGTGTTGTAGCCACTCAGAACGCGTTAAGTCTTGTCGGTCGAGTGTTGTTCCGTACGTTTCAACTCCCTTCGCTTCACGCGCTTCTAATTCCGCTATTACTTGCGTGAGTAAATTACTTTTCTTCATTCGGCTTCGACATCATTGAACCTATCATAAGCGCAAGATATATTTTCTCTTTCGCGTTCAAGTCTTTTCTTTGTGAAAGTTCCAGAAGGATATCTCCAAGAATCTTCCCTTGTTGAAAGTAGGTTGCAAGCGAATTAACAATTTCTCGTTCGCGCTCGTAAGTCATTTTGAGCGATTCGTATAGTGGTGTGTTTTTCATTTAGTAAATGTATGCTAAATTATTTTACCCTACAACATATTGTCCATAAGTTGGATTGAGTTCGAAATACATTCGCATCATTATTGCGTCGGCAACGTCGGGGCTTATTCCTTCGCGGTTCTTGATAACGTCCTTCGGTGTGACTTGCAACTTTCCGTCTACGTCTGCGCGGTGTCGCTTAATCATTTCGAGTTCACGAACGATTTGTTCCTTTCGTGTACTGGATAGAATAGTGAGCCGATTCTCCTCTACATATTGAGCCAATTTGTAGTAACACTCGCTTTTCAAGTTTTGATATTGCGGGTGCTTTGGTTTAGATCCGTTGACGAAACCGCGACATTTCAAGAAGTCAACCACTCCACCACCAACACCGTCTTCGTCGCACACTACGTCTTGCAATAAAATGTTATGTTCTTTTGTTACGACGCGAATCTTGTTTACCACTTCATCCAACGCTGCTCTATTCAACTCAATTATATCGATAATAGTTATACCTTCCCAAACAATAATAATCGTCCTATCCTTACCAAAACGCGCTATGTCGGCTGTTATGTATTTCTTTCCTTCGTCTATTACTTCGTTGCGGAACATTCGAAGAAGATTCTCCGTGTTAAACAACTTGTCGCTGTCATCGTCGAACTCCCAATTGCCTTCTAAAAGACGTTTGCGGTCGTATTCTGGAAGTCTTCTAAGAGATTCGATATAAGCAACAGGAAGGAAGGGATTGTCTTGCGGTAATGCTTGCACAAAAGCGCGGTGTGAAGGTAATTCGTTCCTATTGTTCTTCATGTAGAATTCGTTATACAACCAACCCTTCGAAGGATTGCAAGAAAGAAAACCTTTCGGAATAAGACCGAACTCATTTAACTTATAACGACAGCGTGAATGAACAATGTTTACCGCTTTTTCTGTTACCTCTGCGACCTCGTCAATAAAATAATCGGTTATTTCTAACGAACCTAAGCTGTCGAAGTTTGGGTTTGATGGATAAGCGAACAGGTCTTTTAATACAATTTCGCTTCCATTGAAGAACTTAATCACGTTCGTCTGTCCGTTGTAGGTGTAGTGTTTATCCGCAACCAAACCAAAGTCTTGCGCTGTTTCAAAGAAGGTGTTGAGCGTCGTCTTTTTAAGCGTGTCTAATTTAGAACGTCCGATAAGCGAACGCGTCCCTGCGTACTTCAAACGTCGCTGTATTTGCCACATACAACCGAACTTCGTCTTCCCACCCCCTGCCGCGCCACCGTACAACAATTGCTCAACTTGTGAATCAGTCGCCAAATAGTTAAGTGCTTCAATTTGACGCGGCAGGTATTCGGGTTTATATGGTTTCAAAATAAAGAAATTATATTAGGGTTAAGGTCAATTTTCCAAAGGTTAATATCGTTACTTGCTTTGAATCCAACGTGATTGATTTCTCCTTTTTTCCAAGTTCCATAATTAGTAAAACCTAAAGACTTCCAGAAGTAGTTAGAATCTAAATCAATACGACATCTTAAAGTGAAACCAATGCGTCCAAACTTAATACAAAAATCTCGACAAACTTCTATTAACGCTTTTCCGTAATATAATCTTCGAGCGTCATTTCTAATTGCTATTTGTTGAATCTTTGCATATTTGTAAGACGAAACAGCAGGAGTAATCAATACATATCCAACTGGGTCGTTATTCATTTCAGCAATCAAAACAATAAAGTTTCTTTCACCACCCCAAACGTATTTCTCCCAAATTGATTTTTGAATAAAACCAACAGCAGAACTATTTTCTTTCTGTAATTTGTCCACAAAAATCATATCTTTAATAGTAGATGTTCGAACTAATAAACCACTCGAATCATTATAAAGTATGTTGATTAAACCTGTTCCACAATCGAACTTACCTAAATTCATTGCTTCGATAAATAAAGTTTGTAAAGTTCACGCAATCCTTCGAACTGAATTGATTCTTTGAGTAGTTGACGCTTCCTGTCACTCATTCGCTCAACCATTCCTTTTGAAAGTTGCTGTTCGTTGAAGACTGTCTTTCTTGCCTTCGCTTTACACAGGTTGTATTCTTCGTCTGAGAATGTTTCAATCGTTATACGCTTACTTTCTTCGAGCCAACGCATAAGAGATACAGCGCGTAGTTCTAACGTCGTGTATTTACCTTGTTTGAAGCTCTGCACGTCTTCGTCCAACATTCTTCTCCAGCTATCATCGTTCACCGCCATTTCGTTTTCTTTTATTAGTTCTGCTTTTTCCTCAATCGATTGCGCTATTTCACGCTGAATTTGTAGGTTCGCTTTGTCCCTGTGTGGTTTGTAGTGCGTCAATACGTCGCCAATAAACGACACGCTTAACGCTCCAAAATGCTCACACTTTTTACTCAGTTCATTCGCTGCGTTCAACTCAAACGCGAGGTTGAAGTGTTCGAATGTCACCCACCGAAAGTGTTTACCTATAAACTCGTGCAGCATCTGGAGTAGTTGCGCTTCGGGAAGTGCTATTCCGTACATCGCACACACCTTCGAGCATAACTTAACGAACGTTGGCAGGTCGTAGTCGGCTACAAATGCGCTTTCGCGTTCTGCTTTGTCAACCCTTTGTGTAATTGTGAGCGTCGTTGTAGATGCGTTGCGCAGCATCGGAATCGAATTTTCCATTTTTGATTTTTGTGTTTTGGTTTGTAGTTACAAATGTAGTTAAGTCCCACTTACGAACGGCAGCCTTCCAATCTTTCATTGGATTGCGTCCTACCTTCCAACCATTCGCTTCGTAGTGAGCGTGGAATTTCTCGGTGAATTTAAGCGCGTCGTCGTTGCTTAATTTCTCGCAAGCGTATTCGTAGATTTCAACAACCGTTGGTTTTACGAATGTAGACTTCTTTTCTTTTACAGGTGCTGGAAGTTGAGCGGGTTGTGTTTGCGCTTTCAATAGTTCTTGAACCTGCGCTTCGAGAATCTCGATTCTCTTTTTGAGTTGTAGTATTAACATTGTGTTCCTCCGTAAGTTTCGTTGTAGTATTGTTCACCTTTAGAAATTGTTTCGCAGATTCCAAGACCATCAATATCCTCAAATTCTTGTTGGTTACAAGCCATTTCAATCTGCTCCTTCTCCATTTGAATTTTGTTATATGCTAAATTAATGCAGTCGTTCAGTGCATTTTTAGGGTTCACGTATGGTTGTTCAAGCAATGATTCCATTTCATTAATTAGTTGTTCAACCGCAGTTTGTTTACTCATTGTTACCTCCTTTGATTTTATCTCTCATCCATTTAGCACCTTCCGTGAAACTGAGATAATCAACCGCTAATATTTTTTCAGCAAGTTCATATATCTCCTCATCAGTTGGTAGTTCTTTAGATGGTTTATTAAACAAGCGTGGGTTAAATTCTTTTACCAATCTCTCTTTATATTCAGTTTCCTCCATTTCCTTGGCTTGGTCAAAATGTTTTTGTGAAAGAGTCCCCTTGTTATCCCAATAGGCTTTTTCCAACCATTCAGCCGCTGTTTGTTTCTTTTTCATAGTTATTTTGTTGTTGTTATGTAATAAATTGTAGATAGGTAAAGTAAAGCACTTATACTTAAACCTACCAACGCACCTAGCAATATTGCTTTAATCACATCTTTGTTATTCATCATTTTTTAGGTTTTCTATTTCTTTTCTTACTTCATTGTAATAGTCTAATTCTTCAATGTTTGAACTTATCTTGTAACTCAACGAATTAAGTATCTCATCTACTGCTATTAAAGCACATTGCTTGGCTCCTTCAGAATCACATACATCTGTCCAATGATGTACCGTCATTCTTTCTAATAATTCCTCAGCTTTTTCTTTTGGTGTCATAGTTATTTAGTATTCGTCCCTTTCCATATCTGCGTCTTCCTCGCGAGTGCATTCGTAACAAAGACCTATTTCGTCTTCGAACAGTTCTTGCACGTCGCTGTCGTCCCAGTCACGATATTTTCTGTTTGTTCTTTTGATTTCTGAAATGCGTTCTTCAATTTGGTCTGAATCGCAATATCTGCAATAATCGCTCATAGTTTTTGATTTTAAGGTTTATTTGATTTTAGATTTCTTTTTAAGTGCTAACTCTTTCTTGTATTCAATGTGTTCGACAAACTTACTAAAAAAAATCATAGGTTTAGCATAGCCTATCTCATTTAGCAAGTAACAAATGCGTTCAACGTTGGAACGATATTGTCTGTCCCATTCAACCTGCGCGCTTGCTTGGTTGATACCGTGCAGGATTGTCGCGTGGTCTTTTTTGTAGCGGTCGCCTACGTTCTTAAGTGAAAGCAAATAGCAAGGACGAACCAAAAAGAAAATGATTTGTCGTGCGGTTAC